CGGTAAAGCCATCGTGCTTAGCATGGTGATGCTTCGATTCCGGCTCGTGCTCGTGTGCGATGTGGGTGGTCATGTGGAGTAGGTCGGGATGCTGCTCTTCCTGGCCGTCCTTCATGGTGTGGTAAGTGCCGTCGCCATGGTCGTGAATCTCCATCGGAGAACCGGCCTCTTCATGTTCGCCCTCAGGCTTGGCTTCAGCGGGTTGGCGCATCTTCGACATCCCATCCTGCATCGACTTCATGCCGCCGCCCGGATTCATCAGCTTGTTCAGTCCCATAGCCATTAGTGGGCCTCCGCAATCTTCAAAGCAGCATCCGCGTCCTCGCGGGTGCGGTAAGTGCCAAGTTCAATGTCGCCCTTACGCAACTCAAAGCCGTCAGCGACTTCCACAATCGCATACTCGGAAGTGATGGGCGCGGAATCAGGAACAGAAGCATCCTGCGGAGGTATGATGGCAGGAATCGGCAAGCCACCTGAAATTGGTGTGCCGTCGTGAGTTCCTATGCCCATCGCAAACTTAGCAGCATCGGGATTGGCCGACTGGCTCACATATTCCGCACCAATGCCGTAGGGGTCACCTTCACCAGCAAAGCCAGTGTCCCAAAATTCGTTGTAGGATGAGCCGCCGTCGCAATGCTGCGGAGCGCCGCGCAGATGGTCAGGCGTGGCTTCTGTGTCGGGCAATCCCAAACACTTGCGTTCCGCGTGCCCGTCAGTCTTCACAGACCCCGGATTCATCTCTTCAAAGGTTGCCATCAGTTCTCCTGTTGCTTCTCGCGCTTCATCTGTTCCGCATTAACCTGCTGCTCGAAGAGTCTCCGCACGTCGCCAGAGTTCTTTGCGTGAATAATACCATCATCCGGCTTTGCGGCTTGCAAACGGAGTTTTTCAACAAGATTTTCGTAGCGGTTCTGCCATTTGTTGGAATCTTGGAGATAGCCCTGCGCTTGGATGTTCATCTCAGCTAGTTTTGTGGCCCTGTCAGCCAACTCAGCCTGAGCATCGCGTAGATTCAGAGCAATCACAACGCGGCTCCAGCCCAGAAGCCCAGCGAGTACCGCAAGAATTACTGCCGCCCAGACCATGCGCTTCCCCTCCGCCGCTTATTCTCTGCCTCGAACTTTAGCATCGCCATGCCCTTCGTATGCATCGGCTTGTCGCCAAGGCTATCATAGAACTCATGCGCCCTCACCGACAAAGGTGCTTGAAGGTTTGCCGTGTGCATCGAGTATGCCCAATAGCGCAGGAAATCACCTACGTCATCCGCCTTTGTGGGCTGCTTCCAAACATCCTCAGCGCGGCCCGGATGCTTCGTATCTCGAATAAGCATCGGAACTGCTTCAATCGTGTCCGTGCAGCGAGAAGAAATAAATATCAGCGGGGTCTTCAAAGAGTAACCCCCTGCTTCCTTATCAAAGTCGTCGTCCAGCCGCGTCGGGGCCATCTTTCCCGCCAGCACATCAGCCGTTTTCTTCATCATCGCGTACAAAAAGCGCCAACCGCCGATACGCCCGTTAGCCGCTTGTTCTGCCCACGGCAACCCCGCCAGCCGCAACTCTTGATTGATCGTATCCGCCGTACTGTGGCCTTTGGAGTCCTTTTCCCACGCGTCCACAGACAGAAAATAACGCTTCATCTGCTTGCGCTCGTTCTCGTCCATCATGCCGACCAACTGTCGGATTAACTCGCCTTGTTCTGTCTCCTGCACTACATGGTCGCGCGTGAGCACCCAAACTTCCACAGGCTCGTCAATCACAACCCCAAAAACTTCATGGAACAGCTTAGGCGCAACCTTCCCTCCAGTCCCCCAGCCGCACGCCGCATGATGAACGAAACCGTCGTCATGACCTGCCCATCTGGGCCACCACGGTTGCACAAGTTTGGCCTCTTGCTGCGCCGTAAGTATCAGCTTCGATTCGTCCCAAACCCCGGCGAAATACTGCCCAGCGAAGCTATCGAACGAGCCGAGAAGATGGCCGGCGCGGAGACTCTGTGGCAGCGCATTAAGTTTGCGGCCTTCAGCCGTCCTATCTACGAATAGCTCGAATCGTTCTTCGCTGCTCATCGCGTAGAACTGCTTTGCGGTCAATCCCAACCCACTGAACCATACGAAATTGTCCCACCCAAACATGTGCACAAACTCATAGTCGGTTGGTCGTTCTCCGCCATGAAAGCGCCGCTGTGCGAATACCCTTCTCAGGAACTCAGTACCCACACCGCCAGGATTGAAGAATAGCGCCGTTTTGCACTCACCCAAAGCTGTATCCGGCCAGCGGTTGCAGGTGTGCATAATCTGCAATTCGTACTCGCTGAACTGCTCGGCTTGGTCTACAAAAAGGTCGTAATACTGCACACCCCAGAACTTACGATCCACTTCCTGCTGATTCTCGGCATAGGCAAACACGATGCGAGAGCCGTTGGGCAATCTAAATTCATGGTCGCCAGCTCGCCAGTAGTCGCGCAACTCAGGCCACTCGCGCATGAATTCGTCCACATGGTTGCGCTTGACCTCATCCCACACACGCCGAACAATGCACCCATCCGTGCCGGGTCGGTTCTGGCGGCGGTCGAGCATGATGCGACGGATAGCAGCGCTCTTACCACCCGCACGACTTCCGCCTCCGCCAATCCACGTCGCAGCATCAGGCCCGGTGCGGTAAATGAGTTTTCCGAGTTCTAGTTGCTTCGGTTGGAGAGAGAGTGTGATTGGAGCCATTTACCCGCCAACTGGACAGTCTTCGCCTAATCCGCATCCGCAATCATGGCTAGCTATTTCCGCGCGGTACATATCCAGCAGTGCGTCGAAGTCAGACGCAACACCCAGCCAGAACCATTGCCAGCCAACACCTCCCATTTCGAATGATTGTCTAGGAATTGTCGCTCTACCTTCTCAGGGTCGAACTCAAGGGGTGCGCTCATCTTGCCTCCAAAGTCAGTTGCGTGTTGGTCATGTCGTAGATGCGGTATTCAGGGTCAAGCGGCCAACCTAAAACGCGATAAACCCACTTGAAAATTACGCGGTCTCCATCCTGCCAGATGCGCCAGAAGAACCAATCAGGATGCGGATAACCTTTAGAGATTACGCGAAAACGGTGCAGTATTTGTGAGTGTAATCGTTGATGTGAATTTGTCAGCCAATCCAATCGTCATTTTGACGCCAACCCATGCCGTACTCATTGGGTACAGTATACCCGTTTTGGGTGGTCAAGTACACCCAACTAGCTCACATGAGCAATGACTGAACCGGGCCCTGCGCCACTCGCAACCGCCCAGTAATAAGCATAGCCCAGCGTGTCCTGATAGCTTGTGCCAGCCGTAGGAGTGCCCACAGAAACACCATTTTGCGGCGCTCCACCTGAACCACCCGTAGGCGGCGTGTTGCTGCCGTAGATCGTTGCCCCAATGCCCACACACTGAAACGTGATGCTCCGCCGCGCAACCGCACCCGAATCCAGCGGCGCAATTACGCGCGAAATCGACCCCATAGCAATTGTGTCCGTCGCTGAAAACAAAGGCGTTGTCGTGCCTGAAGAGACTTGAATCGTGAGCGGCCCGTAAGGGTTGAAGAGTGGCATCTATTCCTCCAGAATCGACTTCGTAACGAATTGTATAGGAGCGCCGTCCTTGCCGGTGTGCTCATTCAAAACCTTGTCCCCGTACTTGCGTGGGTTTAGTTGCCCGATATGCCTGGAGATGGTCTGCACAATCAGCGTAGATCGCGCCACATTATCCCCTGTACGCGTCTCGCGACCATTCTTATCGCTTTCGGTTACAACTTCACCAAGTAATGGGGTTAGCGCATATTCGGTGCGCTCATCCGCAAGCATATCGGCTCGCATCTCACGCGCACGCGCGGACTGTGCCATAAACTCTGGATTCTCTTCCATCCACTTGTAAATGGTTCCAGTGCAAGGGATTGTCTTGTTTGGGAATTCGTTTGCTAAGTCCTTGAGAATAGATCTCATACCTTTAACTTCAGAAGACCAACGGAAGCAAAGTTCATCCGCTATCTCTTGGTCGAAAGGAGTTTGAGGTCTACCGCCAGCCATAGGGGCTAAGGATATCAGACAGCCACGAGAAAATAAATGCCATTTATCCCTTGACTCGCAGATAATTGATGGCTTATATTCACCACATGGAGGAAACAAACATGACACTCGATGAGCAGATTATAAAGGCAGGAAAGGCCACCGCACAGGCATTACGCGCTGTTCGTGATGCACGCAACGCTTCCCAACTTCAACATGGTGGGGCTAACTTCAGCAAGACTACAGACGCGCTCAATACGGTTGCTGACCAAATGGCAGAGCTTTATGAGAGGTTGGAACTTGAGATTGCAGCTTCCAATCGTAGCGAGGTTCAGGCGCACTCGAACAAGATGGAATCTCTCACATGCGCATAACTCACTATCTTGCTAAGTTCGCGGTGGTGCTTCGGCTGCTAGATCGCCACCGCGATTGCAAAACATGTGGTGGTTGTATCTGGTCTGGGATGCAGGCCACCTTGTTACTCAGTAATGGCAAAGAACTTGGAATTTTCTGCTGTCGAGAATGCTTGGATGAGTATTATGTCGGTGCCCCTGTGGAGGCCAAATGAAACCATCACCCAAGCCCGTAGGCCGTCCCCCAAAACTATACCAGTGCCTCACTTGCGAGAAAATCATGGGCGCGGCAGCAGTGCGTATCCATAAGTGTGAGTCATAGGGGTAAGTAAGCAAAAGGGTTAGCGCGAGGTTCTGGCGAGTTCTTCGCGACCCTGACTGCATCAAACGTCTTAGAAATGTGAGGTCACATGATTATCATCATCCTGCTCGTGCTCGTGATTATGAACGGCGTAGGCTTTGGCAATGCGGCTCCCGGTGGCTGGCGCTATGGGTACGGCGGTTTGGGCCTCATCCTCTTCGTCCTGCTCATCCTAGGCGTGCTGGGCATCATTCCTGGAGTCAAGTAGGCTGAAGGCCATCCTCGCTAGTCAAAATACAGGGAAGACTCGCACGCCATTAGCTACCGCAACCAAGTCCAGATTCAACTCTTCGCAGCGCTTCTCTAACTCCGCAATCCTATCCAGCAGCTTGATTACGGCTTCTGGGGATGCCGCTGCTCGGAAGTCACTGAATGCTGCAAACTGCGGGTCAGGGTGGGGCACGAGATTGACGCGAATAGGACTATCAATTTCTGCCTGTGCCAGCGCTCTCAGTTCATCATTGGGGGTCATAAATTCTCCGTTTCTTAGGAGCATAAGGGCATCCCTGCGCGTGGTCGTATTCGTTGGGGAGCTTCTTCACACCTTTGGGCTTCATTGGTTGCGCGCAATGGCGGCATAACTTGTAAACCGGAGCATCATTGGTCATTGGGTTTCCTCTCGGCTGCTACAAGTTGGTCAATGCGCTGGAGAAAGTTAAGGTAATTATATACTTGACACACAGGGAGGTTCGGAGTAGCGTAGGTACATGGACGCTCCGAACACACTCCAGCAAGCAATAGTCTACTTCTCTGACCCCGACCGGGCCTTCCAATACGCGCTGAATCTGCGCTGGCCGGATGGTCTGGTAACTTGCCCGCGCTGCGGCTCCGATAAGCACTCATTCGTGAAGACCCGCCGACTCTGGCACTGCAAGGGCTGTAAAAAGCAGTTCACCCTCAAAGTCGGCACAGTGTTCGAGGATAGCCCGCTGGGACTCGACAAATGGATGTGTGCGTTTTGGATGCTCTGTAATTGCAGGAATGGAGTCAGTTCGTGTGAGGTCGCCCGCGCTCTGGATATCACGCAAAAATCGGCTTGGTTCTTGCTTCATAGAATCCGCGAGGCCATGACCGATAAGACTGGAACGAAGCTCGGCAATGTTGGCCCTGTCGAAGTATTCGTGTTTCATAATGGCCTCACCTAAGAGGATAGACCATGCCGTTAGAAGGCGACGATCATAAAGATAATGCCAGCGATACTGCCCACCAGATAGCCTCCAACCAAGGCGGCGAATCCGGCTCCGGCTTGCCGCCCGCTGCTGGCCCTGCGAATCCGCCACCACCCCCACCCAGCGAGAATCATGCCGCCAACGGCTCCAATCAGTGGCGCGAGAATACCAAACTTGGCCTTGAGATAGGCGGCTTGTTTATCTTGCTTATTTACACTGTGTTCTCCGCGCTCCAATGGGCGCAGATTCGCTGGACCAATCGCCTGACTAGAGAAGCTCTGGACGGGAACAACTCGGCTCTCCAGCAGACTCTTGGAAGAATGGATTGGCAGGCGCAGGAAACTCACGAAATAGCTAAACAAACTCTCACGCAACAACTCCAGACCACCAAAATTGCGAATGAGACGCATGACCTCGCCATTGCCACCAGAAGCGAGGCCGGAGCCGCTGAGAGCGCGGCTGGTACTGCTGCTGCCGAACTCACTATGTCGAATCGTCCGTGGGTATCCGTTGAGGTAGAAATTGTCGGGCCGCTCACTCATGTGATGTGGCCGGGAACGGGCGGAGAGTTCCTTCAATTGCCTTTGAAGTTTCACTACAAAAACACGGGAAGAACGCCGGCCTTGGCTGTAACTTCCGATGCGCGGATTATCCAGACCAGATTCGGATATTCTCCAGGACTCAAGGACGATGCCACCCTGAGCGATTCCAGGAGTTTTGCTAGGGGTGGAAAGTCTATCCCGGGAACAAATTCCGGTGCCGAACTGCGAGATGTTTGCAAATCGGGGATTAGTCCCACCAAAGTACGTCAGATGGATGGGCTCAACTGGGGAAGATTGTTGGCTGGCGACGGAGGCTCCTACGATGACTTCATCAACATTCAAACCCCGCTGACCCAATTTGATCGCGCTGGTCTTACTCTGAAGGGACGCGTGTCCGATGTTCCCATGCCTCTTACCGTAGTGGTCTGCACCTCCTACAGAGCTACCTTCAACGATGACACTCATCAAGTCGGAGGGGTCTACATATTGGGACGAAGGGATCCTGCAAGTCCGGGTGGGATGGATGGCATTAACCCCTTCGACAAGACTCCAATCCTTCCCAAGGATTTGGGTTGGATGCGGAGCGTAGCCAATGCGGGATTTTCTAACTAATCCTGCAAGCGCAACCCCAATAAGCACACACAGCAAAAGCACTAGCCCTGTCACGGCAAACCCAGCATGACCTAAAGAGGCTTGTGCGTCAAGTATATGTTTACCAAAGTTAAGCCGCGCAGTCGGGCGTCCTTCAACTTTTCCGCCTAAACGAGCCACGGCCATATTCAGCACGCCATCACGCATCGCAAGCTCCGATTCAAGCGGCCCTAGAACCTTCTCGGATTGGGCAAGAATATGCTCGTAAATGCGGTTGTACTGATGAACCGTGAGATCGAGCGACAGATTTACTTCGTGCATGATGCTTTCAGTAAGTCTTCCTGCGGTCGTGTTTGGCGTTTCCATTTTCTACTCCATTCTCCGCGTCTATCGTGGTTTGGTTTCCAGCTTTAGCAGGGCAACTCGCACTACACGCAGCTTGCGTCGAATCTTCACGCCGCGCAGAACTTCCTCTGCACGCTCGCGGTTCTTGAATATCGCAAACTGCCCATCAAAGGCTAGGTAATCGCCGTTCTTGTCTACGATGCCATGCGGCTCTATTTTCTCGCTGCTCATACCCATTACTCCTTGCCTCAGCTACAGTCCACATTCAACCAAACCTCGATAGCGCTCCATCGCGTGGTTACGATATCTGCCATCTTCACCATGAGGTCAGGTTCTCGCGTTCCCGGAATGTATGCTGCGACGAGCCGGCCTGCACCTACCGCATACCCCATTTCCATGCTTGCACTTGGGCCGCACGGCATGACCATGATGCAGCAATCCGCACGCTTCAACGCATCCATATCTCGGTTGAACCCTTCGATGGCTAACGGATGCGAGAGTGCCGCGACATACTCTGCTGGCGTCCAGTTCTGCCAGTTGGGGTCGATGAACCTCCACCCAAAGCCACCCTCTCCCTCTGCCGCGCTCCAACCATCCCCACCAGCCTTGAAGTCATAAACCTCATGTCCTAAACCACGAAGCTTTGCCACGACCTCTTGCTGGAATGTGTTGCGCCACGAACTAGCAACGTAAATCTTCATTCGTCTCCTGCTTTCTGGCTCTCGCCCTTGCTCACTTTACCTTTATGCCGAGTTTGTCTACCGTGCGCTTTGTTGCCCAGCCGCCCGCTAGGAGGTTGTAGAGCGTTTGTCGGGATACGCGCCGTTTCTTAGCAAGCGTCCGCAGACCACCTGCTTCCTTGATGAGTCGTTTTACCTGCGCTGATACTTCCATGAGCACAACTGTAATTATTTTAGAGAAAGATGTCAAGGGGGTATTGACATGTCCAATCACATCGGCTAAATTGGGTACACGCTCAAGAACGACAGAGCACAGGAGATGACACATGGCACAAGAGTTGGATACTACCTATAAAGTCGTTAGGCGCGAGGGATGGTGGTCGGTATACCGTTTTCTTGGTGTCGAGCGTCAGACGCAAATGTATTCAACCATGAACAAGATAAAGGCCGTTGCCGTCGCCGAATACCTGGCCGAGCGGGAATCTATCTGCTCATATTGCCACGGCAATGCTTACTTGGAGCGCACTCCATGCCCTAAATGCGGAAGAAACAAACTGGTAGTTGCGGCCTAAGCTGATTCACCCCCACCACTCAACCGTCTAGCGGAGTTGCTAGAAGAAAAAGGTCTTACGATGAAGCACGGATATACATGCTCATGCGGATGGCAGTTGAAGCGGGTTGGCACGCGGCGCGGCTATGCTCAGGCTAAAGAACAGCACGCGAACTCCTGCGCCTTTCTGAAAAAGGAACTTGAGCGCTCAGGCAAGCGGGCATGACCTACGACGCTACCGCGCTCCTCGCCATCTACGTTTTCCTAGCCATACCTGCGTTCCTTGCGGCAATAGGTATTACTCACTGGCTGGTTGAGTTTGTAATGTTTGCAGCACACCTTTGGAGGACACGATAATGCCAAGAGTTACTAATCACATCAGTCAGGGACGCGCCGCAGGGGTAGTAAAGTGCTGCCGTTGCGCTAATCCCATCGTCAAGGGTGAGCGGTACTACCAGTGGGCTATCAAGGCCCAGCGCGGCGGTACGGTCTATCGCCAGCACGAAAGCCACGGTCGCCCAAAGCAGAGCCAGTTGACCCACTCGAAGATGTCAGGCGTATATGCAGCCATCGAAGGCGCGGAGGAAGCTATTCAAGCGGCGGGTTGCTGCGCGGATGTAGCGGAAGCTCTGCGGTCGGCGGCAAATGATATCGAGAGCGTCCGCGACGAGTATCAGGAATCGCTCGACAATATGCCCGAAGGCTTGCAGCAAGGCGATACGGGCCAGCAAATTGAAGAGCGCGTTTCCAACCTTGACGATTTTGTTAGCACCCTCAATGATGCTGCCGACGAGTGCGAAGGCATGGAAGAGGAACCAGAAGAGCCAGCGGAAGGCGAAGAGGCCGAAGAATCTGACGGCGGTCTGGAAGCTGCTCAGGAACGCGCAAACGAAGCTCTCGGCGAAATGAACGCCTAACCCTCCACCCTCTACCAAGGAGCAATACAGTGCCAGAAAACACGCAAATTGAGCGCGCAGCAACCACGCCGATGGACAAGGAGAAATCAATATGAGCCTCAGTAATCCGCATGAAAATGGTCAGCCCAACCCTGCTACTCGCTGGTTTGAATGGAACGGTGAGCATGGCGCAATCAGCTACTACGACAAGGACGCGAAGAAGAGCATTGAGGTTCCGATGCCGTTCACGTTCATCCTGCTTGACGAGCTTGGGAGTGTGCGCGGATGGCACGATGCAAGCTCATCCGGCATCTACTCCAACGAAGTCAAGGACACCCGCCAGGACACTTTGGTTGTCAAAGCCTTCAAGGGTGGAACTCTCGTGGAAGGTCTGTACCGGGATATCAAAGACCGCATCAACACGCTCGGCGGATCGTTTCACGCCAACTGCTACATCGCGTTCAAGAGCCAGGCCGGCGAACTTCTGATTGGTGCGATTCGCTTCAAGGGTGCGACCCTCGGCGCATGGATGGATTTCCGCAAAGACAACCGCAAAGACTTCTACAAAAAAGCTATCAAGATGGATGGCTTTGTCGAGGGAAAGAAGGGCCGGATCGTGTATCGTGTCCCGAAGTTCTCGATGCTTGATATTTCCCCAGAATCAATCGCTCTGGCCATCGAACTGGACAAGACCTTGCAGGAGTTTCTGAGCGGCTATCTTTCCCGAAACAAGCAAGACCAAGCAGAGCAGGTTGCCCCGAAGCATGAAGGCTCTCACGCTGATTCCGACCAGTCACCCGACGATGCCTACGAAGAAGAGCAATCACAAGAGCAGCCGCCCGTTGATTCTTACGACAACCAGACTCTCATCACAGACGACGACATCCCCTTCTAATGCTTATTCCTCACACATTCTCGCGCCAAGGACACGCTTACCGCGTCAAGGGTAATTATGTTCTGTCTACGTCGGACATCCTCTCACTCAACGCCTTGTGCTTGTTTGAGGGGGTTCCGGCAGAGATTCTGGAAGCCGCTGCAAAGCGTGGGCAGATGGTGCATGAAACTATCCAGTGCATTGAGGAAGGTGTTTCACTTCCCCCGCGCACAAAAGAAGCGCAGGAAAGGGTTGTCTCCTACCTGCGATGGAAAGAGAAGACTGGGTTTCAAGTATGCGGGCCTATCGAACGAAGCGTAGTTTATGACCACCTTGGCAGTGGAACTTTGGTAGGTGGAACGCCCGACCTGATTGGCAGAATCGGTAACGATATCTGGGTTGTCGATCTAAAGACGTGTGCAAGGCAGTCAGGCAAAGCAAGGCAAATGAAGATGCTCGAATGGCGACTGCAAACACAGAGCTACTTTGAAGCATTGCAGGAAGACGAACCGCTCTGGAAATCACTGGGCAAGGATGCGAAGCAGATGCGCCGCGCAATTTTGCACCTGCACCCTCAGTGTGGAATCGAGAAGCGCGGCGAAAAGAGATTGGGCTACGAGTGGAATCCTTTCGAGGTTGACGACTCACACAATTGGGATGCTGCGGTAAAGATGGCAGCTCTAAAACTTTCAAACGGTCACAAGACACCTGATAGGAGATAAGTATGCCAGGGAAAAGTCGAGATAATTGACCGCATTTTTTGAAATTCAACCAAAGAGGAGATAAGACGATGGAGCAGGAAACAGGACTAGCGATTATTCAGAGCATCACCGCAGTTGAGCTTTTCAAGCCCGGCGCCGCCGATGACATTTTGGCCCGCATTGAAGCTGAGGTTCGCGCTACCCCGAAAGACATCAGCACCGAAAAGGGCCGTGATGCTATCAAGAAGCTATGCACTAAAATCACAAGCTCTAAGGGGTTTGTGGAAGAACAGCGCGTCGGCCTTGTTTCGGAAGAGAAGAAGAAACTAGCTTTGGTTGACGCGGAAGGCAAGAAGTACCGCGACCGCTTCGATGCACTCAAGCAAGAAGCGCGTAAGCCTCTCACGGACTGGGAGAACGCCGAGAAAGACCGTGTGGCTAACCATGAAGCGAACATCACTGCGATGGAGACTGCCGGCACTCTGGACTTCGGTGCAACCATTGCCGAGATTCAGGAGCGTATCCGCATTGTCTCCCTTGTAGACCTAACCACTTTTCAGGAATTCACCGAGCGCGGTACGTCCACCAAAGCGAGCGTTCTATCTGCCCTCGAAACTAAGCTGAAGATTGCTGAGAAGCAAGAGGCTGACCGTATCGAGATGGAAGCGATGCGGGCTGAGAAGGAAGCGCGGGAAAAGAAAGACCGCGAGGAACAGATTGCACGAGAGGCGCGAGAGAAGGCCCAACGCGAGGCAGAAGTAGAGCGCCAGCGTGTAGAGCAGGAGAAGTTCCAGGCTGAAGCCCGCGTAAAGCAGGTAGAGGCAGAGAAGGCCGCTGCCATTGAAAAGGCCAAGAAGGATGCTGAGGAAGCCGAGAAGCGCCATGCTGAGGCTACCAAGGCCGCTCAGGAGCGTGCAGAGCGTGAGGCCAAGGAAGCAGCCGAGCGTGCCGAGAAAGCCCGCTTACAGGCCATTGCGGACGAGCAGAAGCGCATTGCTGACCAGAAAGCAAGGGAAGCGGCTGAAACGAAGGCGCGAGAGAAGGACAAAGAGCATAAAAAGACCATCAACAATGCTGCTGTGGCCGCTCTTGTTGAAGCCGGACTCACAGAAGCACAGGCCAAGGTTGCTATTTCTGCAATCGCAAAGGGAAACATTCCCGCTGTAAAAATCTCGTATTAGGAGCGATCATGCTGGACTATCTTGATTGGTTGGAAGCAAGCGGATTTTATGAAGATGAGTGGAGCGAACCGTAATGGACATGCTGCTCAGTATCCCTTGGTGGGACATAGGAGTCTCGCTCATCATCATCGTGTGCGGTTGGTGGTATGACCGCGAACCTCGTAGAGACGAAGACTAAGGAGATTTATGTATCTCTTTCGCAAGGAAGTATGTACTGAGCCGATGGTTGGAATTGTCCACCACTGCGCAATCATGGCCGCGCTCACGAATGGCTGGCCCTACACGTTTATCTCGGAGGCCAGCAATGAACCTTCCTGACAATCCCGCAAACGACCCAGAAGACCCAATGTACGACGATGCCGAGCGCGAGATTCAAGAGCGCGAAGACCAGGAACTCAACCGCAGCAATCCCGAATACGAATAGAGGACACCATGCCAGCCA